CGGTAAGAATCATCGGGCAGGTCGACCAAGCCGCTGTCGGGATCGAATGGACCCTTCCAGATACCTGACTCCCACCCATCGGACGCGAGGTCATCCCAGGCAAAGTACACGCCAACCAGCGGGGTGTCGATGCGACGAGACCGCCCGATCCAGGCGCCAACGGCGTCGAGTTGCACACCAACGGCTGAGTCGATGTCGAAGTCGGCAGGCAAGTCAAGCATGACCGCCTGAAGCTTGGAGAATGGCGAGACACCGGCAACCACCGTGGCCTCGAACTTCTCCTTGCCACGATGTTCGCTGGTGATGAGGTTCAGGTAGTCTTCGTTGGTCATAGCACAATCACCGCGACATCAACGGCGGGGTCGCACTCGGCCACCTCATTGAAGGCCAGTGTCAGGTTGCTGGTGCCAAAGGCACCCGCGTTCTTCTTGATACGGAGCTGGGTGATGTCGAACGTCGCACCAGCTTGGGTCCCAGGCAGGTTGGCCGGGACGTAGAGCTTGGTGATCAGCACATCGTCACCGATGTCCAGAGCTTGGATGGAAGCGGCAACAGCAGCCGCAATCTGATCGGCGTAGCTCGTCGTGTATCCAGTCAGCGCTTGGATCGTCACCTCAACACCGATGGTTGCAGGTGTCGGTCGGAAAAAGTCAATCAGGTTGGGTAGGCCATATTGGTCGTAGGTCGTGACGGTCGTCGTGCCGTAGGTTCCAGTGCCGGGGGTCTTCTTGATGGCGATCGCGTCGCCGATGGCCTGCTGGTCACCGCCTTCTGCCACGATCGCGATGCTGTGAGCTGGGATGCCATTGGCATCGGTCACGTCGCTGTCGTTCTCGTAGCCGCGGAAGCGGGTGACTCCAGGGACTGAAGCCACAGCTCCGATGGTGCCGTCAAGCACGGTCAACGAAGGCAGGGCGGTCGAGAAGGTCTGGCGGCGGCGTAGCTCGGCATCAGTCTCGACAGGGTCTCCGATTGTGGCGGCAGCTGCGTTGTCGACGGACTGCCAGCCAAGGGTCGGCGTAGCAATCTTGTTGATGGTGTTCGGGCCGGCGGTGATGGAGCCGATTTCAGCTGCTGTCGCAGTCACGGTGATGGAGCCACCAGGCGGAATGGTCACCGACGCCGGCAGATTCCACTTCTGGCTGAGCGTGTCCTCAGCTTGGCCATTCGCAATCACAGTGCCGGCGGTGCCTATGATCAGCAGGTCGGCTGTTGAGAAGGTAGCCACGCGCCGCTTGATGCCGTTGATCTTCACATTGCGGCTCAGCGCGTCGGCCTGGGCGGTCAGCGGCGAGAAGCTGGAGTAAACGGCAGCAGCGACCTGCATCGTGTCGAAGATGGCCAAGGCCTGAATGGCCAACCACTGGCCGTCTTGGCTGTCAGGTGCGAGATAGGTGTCAGCTCCGTAGATAGCTTTGTACTCGTCAGTGAGGTACTGGAGCACCGTCGGATAGTCCGGGTAGTGGAAGCCAGTGGCGTCCACATAGATGAGGTCAGCGATTGCCATTACACTACTCCCACAACAGTTGTTGGACCGAATGTGGTGTCAATGGTCGCTTGAATGGTCACCTTCCGCTCATCAGGATCAAATTGCAGGTCGAAGGCCGTGATCGCCGTGACGTTCTCGGTCTCGAGGATACGCTGGCGAATTGCAGGCTCGATGGTCTGGCTCGTGTACTTGCCGAGAGCCGCCTGCACATACGGGGTGCCTTCAGTCGAGTCGAGGAACCATTCATCGAGCCACAGACCCAGACGTGTTACCACAGCCTGAGCCACAGTTTCGGGGGTATTTCGGAGAAAGTCAGCCTGCTGGCTCCCGAAGGTCATGTCTCCAGTCTCAGTCAGTCGGCGGTATCTCACGTTGTCTTCTCCATGTCCGGATTATATCCACTGCTTGTGAAGCTGTAAATCAGTTCGTCGGTCCACCTGAGGTGCCAGACCCTGGCTGGACCCCGGTGTGCTTGTGCGTATCAAAAACGATGCCGCCAATGCTCATCGTGCCACCAGATTGCGTCAGCTGGCCCACCAGGTTCATCTCGCCGGTGACGTTCAGGTCACCTGTGATGTTGACGGTCGGGGCCTCCACATCGATCTGAGTGGCTGCCACCACACGGGCCTTGCCGTCAGAAGTGATCTCCACATAGGTGGTGCCTGACTCATCACGAAGCTGGACATTTGTGGAACTGACTCCAGTCAGCTTCTTCGGTTGGCTGGCTGGGGCCAGGATGGCGAAACCATCGGACAGATCATGCATGCGGGCCTCGGCAGGAGCACCCACGCCACCGGACTGCCACCACGAATCGATGCAGCGACTGGCGAACACGACCAACACCTCATCGCCAGCGGCGATCGGGAAGGTCAGTGCGAAGCCACCAGCTCGTGGCCACACGATGGGCACGTCGACCAACAGCGGCAGGTTCACCAGCTGCTTGGCGCCATTGGGCGAGGCCACCGAGCCCTGGACCGTCGGTTGGACGGACAAGGTCTGGGCGACAAGATTCACTGCTGCTACAACACCGGGCAAGGCAGTCCAGATCTGCGCCTGCTGGCTTTCCATCGCCAGGCGCAAGGACTCCTCGGGATCGTCTAGTCGTTCTTCGCGGTTCATGTTGGTTTCACCTGCTTGTTGGGAGGTTGCGTGGCGTCGATGTCAAGGCACACGAGGTCCGAGTACCAATCATTGCCACGAGTGTCGCCTGAGTGCTCGACGACCAGAAGGCGGTAGAAGCCGTCGGCGGCGATGTCAGCCGGCTGGTTAGCTTGGGCGTCTTTCGTAGTGTCGGGCAGCTTCGCCTGGGCGACGTCCTTCTCATCAATCTGCACCTTGCCACCGATCTTGAGCATGGGGTTCAGCAAGCAGCGGACCTTGATGCCGTCGTTCGTCTGCTCAGGTTGGCCGACCAAACCTGTCTTGCTGTTGAGCACCACGGCCTGGTTGGGGAGCACCCCAGTCATCGGGACAAACTGGAGCTTACCGTCTTGGATCGACCACGAGGTATCTGAGGCCTCGGCTGATTGGCGCAAGTAGTCACGGGCCATGCCATACATGACTTTGCCACGTGGCAGCTTATCTTCACCTGTATCACCGATATAGCCTTGCTTGACGCCGCGGCCCGACATCGAGTTGGCGGCAGCTCCGATCTGATCGGACTGCTTGGCACCAGCTGCCAAGGTCGTATTCACCACAGCAAAGTTGTAGGCGTCATCGCCGTCACCGGCTGCGATGTCGATGTAGGTGTCCGTCCCGTTCTCACGACCGAAGCGCACCTGCTTGATGTTGCCATCAAAGATGACGCCGTAGTTGGACTCGTACCCGGCCTGCAGCACGACGCGGCTGAACTCCTTGCGGATGCGAGCCACAGTCGTCTCAGCCACGTTGTAGACACGGATCTCAGCCGTGTTCGGCGTCTGGGCATCGGCTTTCTTGACGGCGAACTTGATGTGCAGGCCAGACAGATCGAGACCAGAGCCACCAGCTGTTGAGACGATCAGCTTGCACCGACGGAGGTATTGTCTTTGCTCGGTCGCCATCACGCATCCACCAGGTAGTAGAGGTTGGCCTCTTGACCAAGATTGTCGAGTGTAGGCGGTGCGAACTCGTCGCCGTCGGTGTAGACAAGCAGCTTGCCCGGGATGCCTATATGCTCGAACTGCGCAAGCAGGTTGACGCCGGCCACCAAAGGCAGATTGACGATCAGCGGTTGACTGGTCACCTCATCGAGGATGTCGAGGGTCCAGGCGGGCATCTCGCCGTTCCATTTGCAGACGATGATGTAGGCCACACCCGCTAGCTCAATGGTGAAACGCTGCGGGACGTTGGTCAAAGGAATGACAAAAAGTTGTTCCATAGTTTATCCTGCCAAAGTGCGAAGGGCGCTGCGGTTCCGCTCAGGAGCCGGTTGAGCGCTCTTCTGCCCGGCGTTCTCAGTGGCGCCGGTCTTGCCCGGGTTTGCCTGTTGCTTGCGCGGAGGCACCGTGGTGGTCTCGACCTGGACGATGAAGATCTCCTGCAGCTCAGCCGAGATGCTCAGGACGTTTTCAGTCTGGGCATCGTTCGTCTGGCCCAGTGACTTGAACAGCATGTTCTTGTAGGCGCGCTTGCCGGTCACGACATCAAACGGCTCGCGGCTGGCCTGAAGCTGGCGCAGCTTGGCGTAGGTCTCAGCCAGCGGGGCGTCTGCCGCGTTGAACATGATCTTGATGCTCACGGTGGCCGGTTTCAGATAGGCGTGGTCCGTGATCGTGGCGCCTTGCTGAACGGGGTGCTGGGTGATCTCAAGGTCGTCGCTTGCGATTTCCTCGAGAGTCACCGTGGCGTTGAACGGCCCGATCGAACGGCGTGGGATGATCGTGGCCGGAGTGCTCGGGTTGAGCATGGTCATCGTGCTGCTCCTTTCATATTCCGGGCCATGTCGGCGTTGACCCGGTTCTGCTGTCCTGCGACGGCTCTGGCGGTAGCATCAGGATTGCCCGCACCTTGCACCACAATCTGCGTCTGCTGGCTCACGCTCTGGTTGCCACCAGTCACAGCAGCGGCTGCTTGAGGTGTCGGGGTCAGAGCCGGCTTGGGCGCGCTGCCACCACCGAAGAACCCAGCAACTGCGCCGACGAAGTTGCCGATGCCCTCGCCTAGGTTCTTGATCGTCTCCCAGGCGGAGG